GAGCGATAAAACAACAGTAGAAGTAGGTGGAGTAAAGTTCACAGGCGGCAAGCTATTTCTAGTTATTACAGTTTTATCTACCCTAGGCGGAGCAGCTTGGGGAGGCTTCGAATTCTATAATGATTATAGAAATATGAAAGCTAAGATAGAACGCTATGTAGCACCAGACCTAAGTGGAATCAAATCAGAACTTGCAATCATTGATCAAAAGTTAGATGATAACAATGAATATTCTAAAGATATTAAAAACGGATTACGTGATGATATTGTTAGACTAGAACGTATTGTTGATGCTATTGAAGATGATGTAAACAAAACAGAAGATAAAACACGTGAACTAATAACATTAGCTGACCAGCGTTTTGAAAACAAACGTGATCAGTTGTTAACAGATTACGAACAGAAAGCTGATAGTTTACGCACAAGCACTGATATAAAACTTAAAGAACTAGAACAAAGACTTAACAAAAGACTACAAAGAGCTTTAGATAACCCATTAGCACAGTAATAGCTACTTGACAAAGTAGCTATTCTAGTGTATTATAATATAATGAGTAGGTTATTGATAGTCACAGGTCCGCAAGGTAGTGGTAATCATTTGTTTAGCAAATGTCTAGCACTACACGAAGACGTCTTTGGATGGAAGACATTGCTTAATACATATTGGGAAGGGCATCACCACGAGCCCTTTGCAAAGTATTGGGTTGATCCATCTATGTTAGATGACTTTGATTGGGAACAAAACGAATACTTTGTAACAAGTATCAGCTGTCCATATTCAAAAGCTGGCCAACCAGTAATACCTAACTACATTAAATTTATTGAACATGCACAAGAACATGCAGATATTGATGTAGCAATTATTGGTAGAGATCAAAACATACTAAAGCACCAACAAGAAAGAGTGCGTGGCAAAGAAACTACACAGTTAGCACTACAACAGTTTGAGTGGTTATTGCAAACACAAAACTGTAGCTTCTTAAGTCACGAACTACTATCCTTATACAAAACAAATTACTTAGAACAAATAAGTAGAGATTTAGATTGGCCTATAGCATATTGGGACCCAGACATGGAAGCAATACTGTCTAATGATGCCAATGCTAAATATGTTAAAGAGGTGCACGAATACTGGTTGGACTTCGAAGTTCAACGTGCAATTAAAGAAAGCTAAACAAGGAATCTTAATATGACTTTTATACTATGGCATTTAGCAGCTATTATAAGTGTGATGGCAATCTCATTTATATTGGGCTGGGTCAGTGCAACAAAACTATATTCAAAACTACTGGAGAAGTAATTAATGCTAGACGTTATTATGTTGACTTTCGGCGAGCCGGAAGCTGATGAGAACTTCGAGATACTAAAACAAAAGGCACCACATGCACAACGAGTAGACAATGTTGTAGGCTTATTAAATGCACACAAGGCGGCCGCAGAACTATCTAAAACAAACTATTTTTATGTATGTGATGCAGATGCAATCATACAAGAAAACTTTCAATTTAAATTTGAACCAAGTGACAGGCGAGAAGCATACCCAGGTGTTCCCGAAACAGAATGTGTATTCACTTATCGCAGTCATAACCCTGTTAACGATCTCATTTATGGATTTGGTGCATTAAAACTATTTCCTAAGAAGAAGTTACTTGCTACTAAAGAATTCAAAGTAGACATGACTACAAGCATTGGTGCAGTATTTAAACCTAAGTTTGAGATATCAAACACTACAGCATTTAATACTGATCCATTTAATACATGGCGCAGTGGATTCCGTGAAGGAACTAAAATGGCTAGTGGTATTATCGATCACAAGAAGCAAGTAGATGATGCATACAGATTAGAAGTATGGTGCACCCGTGGCGAGAATAGACGTTATGGTGAGTATGCAATACTAGGTGCTAATCAAGGTAGAGACTTTGGCAATCATTATAAGAATGACAAAGAAGCATTACGTAAAATTAACGATTGGGAATGGTTAAAGAAAACATTTGAAAGTGCATTATGAAACAAGAAGAATTTCAAAAACAATATCATTGGCTAATTGGTCTACGTGAATACTTTGATGCAATAGGCGAAGGCGATAGGTATGAAGTATTATTCAAAGCATTATACCACGACAACTGGTATCGTAAACGAGATGTGTTAACAGAGTTATATCAGAAACACGACATTGAAACAGAAAAGCATCTAAAGAGTTGGATGAACTTACTGTTACATGAACAGTTAACTGATATAGAAATAAAAGCACAGTTAGTTGTAACACTTATTCGTAAGTATATGCACGAAGATCCATTGCTGTCTAACACAGCAAGATTTATTAATCATTGGAGTGGTGACGAAGGTGAAGGTGCAAAGGTTCCAGACTTAAATGACTTCTTTAGTAAAGGACAAGTGCAAAGTAAACTATGGATGATTAGAGAACTTAATAAAGTTGTCGAAGGAAGTTTAGGTAACGTAGCATTTTACGGCGGCTGGTATAATTTTCCAGCACACTTTATATTTCAAAACTTTAAGGTTGGTAAGATATATAGTTTAGATTTAAATGAAGAAACAGTAGAGCCTAGTAAGAAGTTATGTTATAATGAAACAGTTGAAAATAGATTTATTCCTATTGCTACAGATGTAAATAGACTACGTTGGGATAATAAGACTCTTAGTTACAGGAACTATGCATTGCGTGATGAACAAATTGAGCGTTGGATGGAAAAGCAAGAAGAAACATACGAGGCAAGATTAAAAGAACAAGGACCATCGCAAGCAGATAAAATTAGAACTGATTTATTTAAAGACAAAGATAAATTACTAGAAGATACATTTGGATGGGTCGACTTAGATAACATTAATTGTGTAATCAATACAAGTTGTGAACACATGGATAATACATGGTATGAAGACTTACCTGTTGGAACATTTGTTGTGCTACATCAAAACGATTACTTTGAAAATGAACAGCACAGTAATTGTTGTAAAGACTTAGAAGAAGTAAAGTCTAAGTATCCTATGAGCGAAATATATTACGAAGGAGAGCTAGATACAAACCTTTACAATAGGTTCATGCTGATAGGAATTAAGTAATGAAACTAACGTTTATTGAGTTTGAGCTTAACGAATTTATACCACCAGGTGGTGCAGTTGAAACAAACCATGCTACTGTAGAAGTTTGTTGTGACATAAGCAGTAAGTTAACTAGGAAACTTGATTTACAATACGAGAAAGACTTTTGGTTTGAAGAGGCATACTATGCCAAAGACGGCAAGCGTATACTAAAGTTTGCATTTAAAAACGATCACACAGCATTCATCTCAAAGATGATGGGAATATATAATGGATGATAAAGATATACAAGGGTTTATAGATTACTTTGGCGAAGATAACATACCTAATCCGGAACAGTATCCACGCAGAGTAGAATGGTTAATGAAATGGTATATACATATCGTTATGAGAAATAGAGAAGATAACAATGGATGATGAATTATGGGATGCAATTTTAGAAGGATTGACTCCAAGAGAATTACAAAAAGAAGCCGCTAGAGCAATATGCACTATGCCTGCTGACAATGATAGTATATACAAATTTAATGCAGTAGCAAGACACAATAGTCAACTATGGTATAAAGCAGTAGTAATATACTATTGCAACGAGCATGGAGGATTTCCTAGTGAGATTGGCCCAGGCGTAGACATAAAGTTGATATTAGATGATTAGTTATATTAAATATGGCAGTGCCATTATAATACTTACAGCAATGATATTTCATGTGCAAGGGTGGACACCATGGAATAGTTTCCTACAAATGCTAGGAGCCACTGGTTGGATATATGTAGGCTGGAAACAAAATGAGAAAGCTCTCATACTAAACTTCTTGCCACAGTTTTTTATTATTATACCTGGCTTGGTATACATGTGGTTAGGATGAAAAGTCTAATAGTATTTCCAGCAGGTGCAAGCGGACATTTCCTAGCAGGCATTCTCACTGGTAATACAAATAAGTTAGACAATCAAATTGAATACAAATATGCAGGCGATAGAAATATATTAGATGTAGCTCACGTATCTCAATTAACAACTGGTGTAACACAAGACAAAGATTACAGTATAAAAAGGTTCAAAGAAATTGCACACGAATATCAAAATACAAATGTAGTTATAATACACCCAGATATTGATTGGTATATCTATATTCTATGGATGTTAAAAACAGATGATGATTTCAAAGATACAATAGAACAAGTGGCAGACAGTAGATATGTAAGTGATGAAAATACTAATGAACATTACAAACATCATCATACCTTCAGTGCAATACTTAAACAACAAAAGGTAAATGTGTTGGACATAAACTATTCAGACTTGTTTATTGCAGTTAATAAAGAAACAATCAAACAGTTACTATCATTTTTAAACATAGAAGATCAAGTAAATACTATAGCAGAAAAAATAAATCAATACACAGAAACACAATTAGAAACTATCAATTTAAGATATAAGCTAGACAGAGAAGACATATAATGTATAAGTATGAAGATATAAACACAGTTCACTTAGAAGTTACACAACGTTGTAATGCAAGTTGTCCTATGTGTGACCGTAATGAAAATGGCGGAGCAGTTAATCAGCATATCAAAAACAACCTACAAGAATTAAGTTTAGATGATTGCATTGATATATTTGATCCAGACTTCTTACAGCAACTAAAGACATTATATATGTGTGGTAACTTAGGTGACCCAATTAGTGCCAGAGATACATTAGAAATATTTGATTACACACGAGCAATGAATGATAACATGTGGCTCAGTATGAATACTAATGCAGGTGCTAGAGATGTTACATGGTGGAGAGAGCTTGCTAAGACTATTGGCAAGAACGGTGCAGTTATCTTTAGTGTTGATGGATTAGAAAACACAAATCATTTGTATAGACAAGGTGTGCAATGGGATAAAGTAGAACGCAACATGCGAGCATTTATTGAAGCAGGTGGCAGAGCTAGATGGGATTATTTGATATTCGAACATTCAGAATGTGATGTAGAACGTGCTGAAGAACTAGCCAAGAAGTGGGGCGTAGAAAAGTTTATGAAAAAGAAAACTGGACGCTTTATTAATTCCAACAGTGAGTCTAAAGAAACACACCAAGCAACCAATCGCAAAGGTGCTACAATGCAGAACTTGGCTAAGCCAAAGAAAGCAGAGTATCAGAACCTAGCACTACTAAAACAAAAAGAGATTGAAAAAACATATGGTGGTATGAAAAACTATTATGATAGTTGTGATATCAAATGTAAAGTAGCAGGCAAAGATCCTAACATCTTTATTACAGCAGAAGGACTTGTGTTGCCTTGTTGTTGGACTGCCGGACGTATGTATAAGTGGTGGCACAAAGATCCAAAGGTAGAACAGATATGGGATTTCATAGATGGTGTTGGAGGTAAAGAGGCTCTTGATGCAAAGATACATGGAGTCAAAGGCGTGTTTGACACAGGCATCATGCAAAACATACAAAACAGTTGGAACAAGAAAAGCATCGAAGAAGGCAAGCTAGGCGTTTGCAGTATGAAATGTGGAACAGAGTTTGATCCATTTGCAGAGCAGTTTACGTGATAGACACATTTGTTAATATGCTTTCAAATACTCTACAGGCTATGTTTATAGGTAGCATGGCTGGCGGCATTGTGCAAGTATGCGAAGAAGATATCCCAGAATTTAAAAAGCTACGACCCAATATACAAACAGTAATGACAGAAAGACAAGTTGATATGAAACTACAAGAAGCATTTCTTAATGCATTTGATGAAACATACAATGGCGAGAAACTACCATCAAGTTGCGAAGAAGCATTACAGGCAGTAGGTTCTTCGAAGCAAGATGTAATAAATAAAATTAATCAAGCAGAGAACCCACACAAAGATCCAGGAGTATTATAAATTGTTAAACCTATTAAAGATTGAAATGATTGATTGGTGTTATAGACGAGACACAGACGACCGAGAATTTAATCATATCGCTGAAAAAGTATTAGAAAACTTTGAAAAGTTAAACATTGATGCATGTTGTATAGAACGAGTCAGTAGAGATTGGGCTACAAGTTTTATGCAACAAGTAGACCGTAGAAAATACTTATTAAATTTTCATAAAACTACTATAGGCAATGCAAGTGAAGGCGGTAGTGTTTCAATACGAAGATCTACTCCAGCCTGTTGCTCTATAGATCATGTTGATACCATAACATTGCCTAGCAGTAAACCACAACCTGATGGTGGACAACCTGGGTGTTTACATGTATTTGAATGGAATGGATATAAATTTATAATGGGTTGTATGCCACAAAATCTAGGCAGAGATGGAACTAGAAACTTTGACAAACAAAAATACTTTGATGTAATAGATCAATTTTGGCCCAATCGTAAAGACTCAATAGATATAATACCAATTGCAATTTGGCACGAACCTCACAATGCATATCAAACTCATGTATGGCAATTAGACATAGAAGATGCAATTGCTGATGATAAATTTTTAAATAATTATATTAAGAATGCCAAGCGACCAGTAATTTCATTGGTAGAAGAATTTGGAAAAAATACAGGTGTTGTTGATGTGCCGTTGCAACAGAGAATTGATTCAGATGGTAAGAATTCTATATTAGTATACACTAACAACCCAGGAGCATTTTCACTTGATAAATTTGATGTAGAACACCTTCCGGGTATTAATAGTAATAGTATAGCTTATTATATGCAAATAGATGTGAACATCTTAGATGAGGACATTGAATGATTACTGATACAACCTTTAGTGAGTATGTGCATCCGTGGAAGTATATGCAAGCCGACAGTGGATTCTTTACAGATGAAGTATATGAGAATCTTACAAACATATTATATTCTGATGCAATAAAAGATTGGCCAGTATACAATGATGATGGAAGTGATCCTGCTTATCCACAAGGACAAGTAATAATGATAGATGAAGAAGCACGTGAAAAGTCTACAGGATTCTTACGTGAGTTCTATGATTGGTTGTGGACAGAAGAACTTACAGCACGTATACTTGAAGTAACTGGTATTCAGTTTCAGCGTTACAGTTGTCTGTGGCATTTAGATTATCCAGGATTTCATCAAGGCTGGCACAACGATATGGATTCATATCCAGGTAAAGAAATTACTACCTTCCAAGTATACATGGCACAAGATAATACGCACACAGACAGCGGAGTTCTTGTATCACGTAAACCAACTGTGGCACAAGCACAAGTGCCTTACAAACCTAACCATGCTTGGTGCTTTTCAGCACACAAACACACATGGCACAAAGTAAATGAAATAGACTTTTACAGGCCAAGTTTTATGATGAGAGAGCATAAATTATTATAAAAACTAGTTGACAAACTATTTACATTAGTCTATTATATAACAATGGAATATATAATAGTAATGATTACAGCGTTGTTCATATACAATGCTAACCATATAGAAAACAATTGCACAGACGATGGATGCCCTAGTTGGCATGAGGAGAATTTAGATTGAAAATACTAATCTTTGGACTACCGGGTAGTGGCAAAACTACACTAGCAAAACCCTTTGCAGAATTAGTAGGTGGTGTGCATATTAATGCTGATGCAGTAAGAACAAGTTATGATGATTGGGACTTTAGTTTGTCTGGTCGTATTAGGCAGTCTGTTCGCATGAAGCATTTAGCAGATGGTGTAGTTATGGCAGGTAAGATTGCAGTGTGTGATTTTATTGCTCCCACCGAAGAAGCAAGAACTAATTTTAATCCAGACTTTACAGTATGGATGGATACTATTTCTCGAGGCAGATACGAAGATACAAATGATTTGTTTGAACCTCCTGAGCAAGTAGATTATCATATTGAGGATTGGTTTGACGATGCACATGAACAACTGATGCCCGTAGTAAAACGTTGGATAGAGATTAATAATGTTTGACAGTAAGAAACCCACAGCACAGATGCTTGGGCGTTGGCAACCGTGGCATGATGGACATACAGAATTATTTAAACGAGCATATGAACAAACTGGACAAGTTTGTATTATGATTCGTAATGTGCAAGGCATAGATGACAATCCATTTGATATGGATACAGTTCGTGAAAACATTATAAAAGCACTAGCGACTGAAGGATTTGAATATCGTAATCAATATAATATTATTAATGTGCCAAACATTGTAGACATTAGTTATGGGCGTGGTGTAGGTTATAGCTTGACACAACACGATTTAGGTGCTACAATACATAATATTAGTGCAACAAGTATTAGAAAACAAATGAGAGACAACGGAGAACTGTAATGGGATATTTTTTACTAGGAGTTCTAATTGGATGGCTAGTGCCAAGACCTAAGTTTATAGGCAAGGCAGAAGCAGCAATATGGAACCCAATCAAATCAAAATTACCAAATGCTATTACAAAGCATTTCGGATAAACGTGCCTGTAGCTCAGTTGGATAGAGCGTAGGTTTGCGGAACCTAAGGCCATGTGTTCGAGTCGCATCAGGCACGCCAAAAGCGTTAATAACAATGCCCGCTCTTAGCTCAGCTGGATAGAGCAACTGCCTTCTAAGCAGTAGGTCACAGGTTCGAATCCTGTAGAGCGGGCCAAATCACTAAGGTTGACACCTTTCAATTTATGTTGTATAATAACTATATGACACAACAAAACTAACTAGAAACTTGTATAATAAAACATCAATTTTAATGCCATAAATGGCCTTTTTACTTGACATTTTCTAAATACTATTATACAATTACTATAGTTATATTATAATTATCAATAGGAGAATCATATGAGCACACGTGACGTAGTTCAAGACATCGTAAAACATACAGCAGGTCTTGGTTTTATTACAAATGTGAAAGTAACAGGAACAGATGAAGCAACAGAGCTAGATGCAATGGATGCCGATCGCACAGTTATCTTACACGCAACATTACACAATGCACAACCAGACTTTAAAGGTGAGTTTGGACTAGGTAACTTAGGTTTCTTAGCAGGTGTAACATCACTATCAAACTATCAAGAAGATACAGCTTCAGTTGAAGTTGTTTCACGTGAACGTAATGGAGTTCAAATGCCAGATCATCTAATGTTTAAAGATGCAGATGGTAACACAGACCAATATCGTTTTATGTCAAAAGAGATTATCGAACAGACACTACAAACTGTAAAGTTTAAAGGTGCTGATTGGGATGTCACTTTTGAACCAACTAAAAATAAAGTTGCAGAACTTAATGCTATCGCAGGAATTTACGGTGGTATCGAACCAAACTTTACTGTTAAAACAGAAGGCACAGACTTAATTGTTACAGTAGGTGCTCCAGACGGATCATTTACAGGTAAGCGAACATTTGCTAAAAACATTAGCGGAGAACTAAACGAAGGCTATGCTTGGCCACTAGCACAAGTATTAGCTATTTTGAAGTTAGGTATGTCAGGAACATGCGTAATGGAAATTAGTGCCCGTGGAGCTCTACAAATTAGTGTAGACTCAGGCATTGGCAAATACGACTACATCCTTCCAGCATTAACGGTATAAGCATATGATTCCAAGTGTAGACCTCACAACGAAGAACAAAGACTATGCAGTATTCTTGCCTAGTATTAGTAGCTTCTATAGTAAATTAATCAGTAATCAAAGACGAGATCCCAATTATCTAAGCAATGAACGTATGCCTAATGGCTTCGAACACGGCATTGATGGTTGTGACTTCTTAAAGGATATTGATACCTATTACAATTATAAGTGGGGCCTATACTCGGCAGGACACGCTACACTTGACACAGCAAAAAGTGATGTGCAAGAATGTATGATTCAAAAACGTGACAGAAACAAAAGTTTTATCTTAGGCGATAGTGGAGGTTTCCAGATTGCTAAAGGCGTAATTCAAATGGATTGGGCTAACTTTAAAACTGAGGACAAGTTGCGTAGCACTATTCTTAATTGGCTAGAACACACAGCAGATTATAGTATGGTGTTAGATATTCCAACATTGGCAGCAATTCCACCACTTAGTGAAAAGACAGGACTAAAAAGTTTTGCAGATTGTTTGGACTATACAATGTTTAACAATGATTACTTTGTTCGTAACAGGCAAGGTAAAACTAAGTTTATGAATGTGTTACAAGGCAACGATGAACACACTGCTGATATTTGGTATGAAGCAGTCAAGCACTATCCATTTGAGGGTTGGGCAATGGCTGGTTACAACATGAAACAGTTGCATCTAATGTTGCGTAGACTTATTGTTATGCGTGACGAAAAGATGTTGGATCCAGGTAAAGATTTAATTCACTATCTAGGAACAGCAAAACTTGATTGGAGTTGCGTATTTACAGCTATTCAACGTAACCTACGTGAAACTGTAAATGAAAACATGATGGTTACTTTTGATGCGGCAAGTCCTTTTATTACTACAGCCAAAGGCCAAATGTATACCAGTAACAACTTGCGTAATGACAAGTTTGGGTATGTAATGGAAGGTGCTATTGACGACAAACGTTTTGCAGGAAACTATGACATGAAGTTTCCATTCAACGGTCCTATTGCAGACAGACTTACAATGGGTGATATATGTTGGTATAAGCCAGGTATGTTAAACAAAGTTGGTAAAGAAGGCAAAACAAGTTGGGATAGCTTTAGTTACTTCTTAATGATGGCACATAATGTTTACATGCACATCGACAGTATTCAAAATGCAAATGCATTAACAGATGTTGCAACAACTAGATATACTCCTAGTCATAGACATTGGCAAAAAGTCAAAGCCGGTAAGAAGATTGATGAGTTTGATACATGGATTCCACGCAACACAATTTATGTAGTAAACTTCATCAATGAACTATTTAAAAGTGAAACACCTATGCAAATGCTAGAAGAAGCACAACCAATGCTTGCAGACTTTAGTGGGCAAAAAAGTATTAAGACTAGTGCAAGTGCATTTGATAACTTGTTTGATGCAAGTTGGGGTGATCAAGGAGATGCAGACTTTACAGAAAATGATGTAGAAGATGCAGAAACATTCCTAGAGGGATTAAATTAAATGTTTGAAGATAGAATCTACGAAATCAAAGAGCTGACATATGATCGACTTGCATTAGTAGATTACTATCATTCAGTTAAACATTTAGCAATTGACTATTCAGAGATTAGAGATAAAGCAACCAACGGTTTATTTAGTTCTGTAACATTAGCAGGTGATGATTATATAGATAATGAGTTTCATGACAATCCATTAATAAAAGGTATAATGGATCAATTCAATCCAAAAGTAAAATCTCTTGATAGTGGAAACGTAGCAATAACAATCTATCAACCAGGGTTTCAATTTCATCCACACACAGATTTTTCTCGTAAGTCTGTAATAATGTTTCCTATACTACCAGAAGATGGTGGCATGGGATTAGATTTCTATTCTGAAGAGATACTAGGTGACGAAGCACACTTAGTTCATACCGAACAAGGATCTATATCAGCAGGACATGATGATGAATTCTTTTTAGGAACATGTGAATATTCAACTATTCATCCTACACTTATGGACACGGAAAGAGTTCATGGAGTTAGGAATGACGATCGAACCAGAGTTTATCTTCAAATAAGCATGTATGATATGTTTGAAGATGTAGTAAAAATGATTAAATCTGGTGAATTTTTAAACATATAAGGAGAGTGAAATGGGAACAGGAACAATAAACAGTTTACTAAGGCACAAAAATGCGTTGGTTGAAAAACATAAAACACTTGACAACGACATAAAAACAGCGTATACTAATCATATTAACGATATAGAACTTCATAAAATGAAAAAAGAAAAACTTTCACTTAAAGAAGAAATCGTTAGACTTGAAACAACAATTGCAGAACGAGAGCAGTAATGAAAAGAAACTATGATGAAGCAAGTGGTGTAACCGGCACTACATTGTTTGTAGGCAAAGAAATAGAACGCACACCAGCATATGGTATGAAGACACTCTTTGTAGTGGGAACAGACACACCCGTTGCAGAAATCTTAGTATTAGCAAAAGAACATGATTGTAAACATATTTACTTGGGTGCAAACATGTCATTTAATGTTGAGTTGCCACATGGCACTGACGAACAAAACGAAGCATGGGATACCCTAGTAATGGCTTTGCTTAAAGCAGACTTTTGGGTAACACTAGACTTTGAAAACAAATATTCAGATTATGTCCTCGAAAGTGGATTTACTGAGTATCGTAGATTTATTCCAATGATAAGCGTAAGAATTCCTTATGTTGATCAAATGGGATATAATGCATGTGTTAAGATTGACGATGTTGATTTTGATGCTACCAACGAAGGTGTATGGGTTCATACCCTTCATAACTTAATGGACCGATCTGTGTTTACAGATTGGGATCAATACACACAAGATCATATAATCAAATAGGAGATATATTATGGTAAAAAAAGTAAGACTACTTGACGAAGAAACTACTACTGAAGCAGTAGAAGTAGCGCCAGCAGTAACAGGTGAAAGCCTTGACACTGAAAAGTTAATGAAGTTCTTAGAAGCTATCGATTGGAAGCTATGGGAATTACTAAAACTTGAACGTGCCAAAGCCGGCGTTGAGACTAAGTAAATGCAAATAGCATCTCGTAATATTTGGGTAACATTTAGCAAAGAAGGCGTGCATTTATATCCCGCTGCTATGAACGACCCAGCATTAGCAACAGGTAAGTGGGATGATGTTTCATTCTTAGGATATGCACACAGGCATATCTTTCACTTTCGTGTAGAGATTAGTGTAACACATAACGACAGAGATATTGAATTTATTCAATTCAAACGTTGGTTAGAATCACTTTATAGTGATGGGACACTAGAACTTAATCACCGCAGTTGTGAAATGATTGCAGAAGAACTAGCAGAAATTATTCTCAACAAATATCCAAAGCGAGAACTTAAAATTAGTGTCGCTGAAGATAATGAGAATGGTGCTAACATGCACTTTACAGATGACTAAAAACGTAACTAATTTGACAGAAGGAACATGAAACATGTCAAACACTACTACAAACAAAACTAGCCATGCTAACCGGTATCGCATTTCAGGCCAATATAATATTAATGACGTGAAATACGATCTACTAAAAATTATTCAACCTTATGATGGGTTGATGCACAATGACAAAGATGTGAATAACATTCGCTCTTTGTTTATTTCTTACTTGAATGACTTAAAACATTCTTGGAAGATCTTTAGCTTCAATGTGGAAAACGTTGAAAAAGATAATGCATACACATATGATATTCATGTGCAAATGCATCGTGAACGTAGCCCTAAAAAGCTAAAGATACATGTTGGCAAACTGGTTTACAACCCCGAGGGTAACTAATGTTTCGTAAACTATTTTATATGGGACTCGAGCCATACGAAGGCCGCTACACACTACAGTTGCAAGACTGGGCTGAAGCGGTATTCCAAAAACGAGGAATAGACTACACTATCGTTCCAGGAGAAACTATTGATGACACTAAGGCAATTAGTGTTGGACAAGTGCTAGACGCACATGGTAGAAGTTTCTTTGGAATGAGTCAAATTATGAACTTGGTTCAAATGATGCGTAACGGTGAATGTACAGGAGAAGATGCAGTCTTCTTTGAAGATATGTTTCAACCTGGTATTGAATCCCTTCCGTATATTATGGATCAAATTCCACAAGAACAACGCCCTACAGTTTATGTAAGGTGCTTGGCACAAGCAGTAGATCCAGATGACTTTGCCCACGTTTGGGGCATGGGTAAATGGATGAGCTTGTATGAGCAAATGGTTAATCAATTTGCAACCGTGTTAGCAACAAACGAAGAAATGATTGCACACATGCGTATTGCAAATTGGGAAGCACCACTTTATAATATATCAGGACTCAGCTTTGGTAAAGAAGAAGTGCAAAGTCGTGTGGATAATATTAAACCATTTGGTCTACGTAACAACCGTGTAATTTTTGCTGCCCGATTTGATCAGGAGAAACAACCTGACTTTTACATGGATGTTATTGAAATGGTATTGCAACAAAGACCTGATGTAGAGTTTGCAGTGCTAAGTGGCGGGCCACTACGTAGCAACAACCAGAAGTATTTGGACCGTGCCTATAAAATGCAAAACGAAGGCAAGCTAAAAATATACGAAGACCTAAAGAAGAACCAATACTATGACATTGTTAATGATAGTAGAGTATTGTTTAATTGTGCATTGCAAGACTGGGTATCTAATACCGTTAGTGAAGCAGATGCGTTAGGTTGTAATGTAGTTTACCCTGCATATCGTAGCTTTCCTGAAACGTTTGCAAACGATCACACACGTCTATACACACCATGGAGTAAAGAACACGCAGTTGAAAAGATCCTTGCCGGTCTTGATACACCTTCTGAAAACATGGGTAAGATTAGTGATTGGAACAACGGCACTATCGATCGTATGATTGATATTATGCAAGGAAATGGTGAACAATGGCTACGTAGCGGCAACCGTTACAGAGACCACGTTGCGGAGGCAAAATACGCATGAAGGTAGTTGTAACAGGAGCGGCTGGGTATATTGGCAGTCAAACATGTAAGACATTAATGTTAGCAGGACATGAAGTTATTGGAGTAGACAGGCATAGCCCACGTCACAATTATTACACAGTATTCCATAATGATCGTGACTACAACGACATACAAGACCTATTGCTTGGTGTTGATGCTTGTATTCATATAGCGGCCACTAGTTTAGTGGGTCCTAGCATGACTGATCCTCACACTTATTATAAAAATAATGTAGTAGGAACTCTGGCATTGATGCAAGATTGTCAAGTGCAAAATGTTAATAAGTTCATCTTTGCAAGCTCGGCCGCCTGTTATGGCGAAGTAGATGATGGAATATGTAGAGTTACAGATAAGAATGAACCTACAAATCCATATGGAATGAGCAAGCGTATGACAGAACTAATGCTAGACGATTATGCGAGAGCATACGGCATGAACAGTGTTAGTCTACGTTTCTTTAATGTTGCTGGTGCAGACTCAGATTGTGAGATGGGTCAAGAGAAACAAGCAACACATATTATTGCAAGAGTAATGGAAAGTGCAATGGCAGGTGAGACATTTACTTTCTTTGGCAATAATTATCCTACACCAGATGGAACATGTATTAGAGATTATATACATGTAGAAGATATTGCAAGTGGCATTTATGCATCACTACAGTATTTAGAAAACAACACTGGTGCTCACGTATTTAATTTAGGTAGCGGAGAAGGTAACAGTAATAAAGAGATTGTTGACGCAGTTAGTTACATGACTCCACTAATGCCTAATACAGCATTTGCAGAAGCTAGAGAAGGTGATCCACCTATGCTTATAGCAGATGTAGAAGCAACAAAAGAACTAGACTGGGTTCCAGAACATGGACTTAGTGACATAGTAAAAACAGCCTACGATTGGTATATGAAAACAAAAAAGACATCCACGTCTTAAACTCGGAGAATAAAATGAGTAAGTCAAAACAAATAAGAAACAAATTAGAAGAAGCAGGCATTAGATATTGGGCAGGTGATAATATCAGTGCAGTATTACAAAATGGCGATAAAGAAGAACTAATCGATGAGGCAGCACTTGCCTTTGAAAGTGTATTAGATACATTAGTTATTGATAGGAAAACAGATCCTAACAGTATGGATACAGGCAAGCGTTTAGCTAAAATGTATTACAATGAATTAATGGCAGGGCGTTATGAAACAGCACCACCGGCAACAGCATTTCCTAATGAACCAGACAACGTAACTAACGAACGTTATGATGGTATGTTAGTAGTGCGAAGTGAACTTAAAAGTGTTTGTTCACATCACCACCAGCCAGTAACAGGCGTTGCATACATTGGTATTATTGCCGCTGACACATTAATTGGATTATCAAAGTATACACGTATCGCACAGTGGTGTGCAAGACGTGGAACACTACAAGAAGAACTTGCTATGGATATCTCACGTGAGATTATGAAAGCAACTAAGTCAGGCGATGTAGGTGTTTATATTCAAGCAACACACGGATGTTGTGAGAACAGAGGCATTATGGCACACAGTAGTTTAACACAAACTACAGTATTAAAAGGTGCATTTAAAACTGACCCAGCCACTAAAGAAGAGTTTATGGATAATATTAAACTACAATCAGATTTTGCAGCCAAGTAGGAGTATGCAATGGAATTTAAAACAAACGTACCGAATGTAACATTTAAAGTTAGAGTATTAGATGATAATGCTGAAGCTAATTCATGTGAAATCTTTCCATCAACATGGGGAGATTTAACTACAGATGAAATCTTTTCTAACAAGAAAGTTGTAGTGTTTAGTTTACCAGGAGCGTTTACGCCAACCTGTTCAACTTATCAGCTACCAGGATTTGAAGAAAGGGCACAACAGTTTTATGATGTAGGTGTAGATGATATCTATTGCTGTTCAGTTAATGATGCATTTGTAATGAACGCATGGCGTGATGCAAACAACCTTAAGAATGTTAAAGTGTTACCAGATGGTAATGGAACATTTACAGAAGGCATGGGTCAATTAATTGATATGAGTGGTGTAGGATTTAACAAGCGTAGTAGACGTTATGCAATGATTGTTGATAATGGCACAGTAACTAAAATGTTTATTGAACCAGATGCATCAGCTAACGATGGCGATCCATATGGAGAAACAACACCAGACAACGTATTAGAATCACTTATAGGAGAGTAACATGGTTAATAAAGTATACTACACATGGAAAGACATTGAGCATATGGTTAACACTGTTAACAATCTTATGTTTGCAGACAACTGGCGCCCAGACTACATTGTAGGAATGACACGTGGTGGACTAGTGCCAGCAGTAATGATGTCTAATATTACAGGTATTCATATGCATGCATTGGACGTAAGGTTTAGAGACACAGGAGATAATGACTCAGGCCCAGAAAGTAATACTTGGATGGCCGAAGATGCATTTGGTTACCAAGGCGATGGATTATCTCACATCAGTCACAGAAAGAATATTTTAGTCTTTGATGACATTAACGATAGTGGTAAAACTATGCAATGGATTAAAGATGATTGGCCTGCAGGCTGTTTACCAAACGACAAAGGTTGGGATACAGTTTGGGGTAACAACGTTAGGTTTGCATCATTGCTTGACAATCAAGCAAGCAACTTTGGCGAAGTAGACTATACAGCTATGGAAATCAATAAGATGGAAAAAGATGTATGGGTAGTCTTTCCTTGGGAAGGCGAACGAGACTATGGAAACTTTTAGAAAGGATTAGTCAAATGAAAGAACAATTGTTATCAACAGCAATCGCACATGCAAAAGCTGAAATTCAATTGCACAAAACAAATGTAGATGTTTATTTGCAAGGCCCAATGGGTATTGGAGAACATAGTGATATTATGGAAACAATCCAGGGTGAGCTTGATAAAATGGCATCAGCACATGATCGGTTAGAAATGTTAGAAACTTACTTTAACGACTAAGGAGAATGTCATGAATCCAGATGATTTAATTATAACAGAAACTGTTGAAGATACTTATTATTCAATTGGAACATCTGATACATATGATATGGACTTAGGGAATATAACTATAAGCGATATAGATATAAGCGAACCTCCAACTGAAATTGAAATAGAACAAAGTAACGGCGAAACATTAAAGGTCGCCGCTACTATACGTCAACAAACATATGAAATCGAAGCACTAACAGATATCATTAAAGAAATGGTAAAAACTAAAAACTTCGATGTAGAATTAGATATTGAAAAGAGAGTTGAGCAGAAGAAGTTTTTAAAGAGATTAGGAGAAGACTAGTGGTAACTTTTACAATAGAAATAAACGGATACGGCGGCGAGATGGTTCTCGGTTCTGTATCTAAAGAAGCATTCGAACACTGGAGTGTAAAAGACGAAGACGACGAGGGAATAAACAGTCACTTGTTTTGGGATCCATACGAAGAGTCAGATGGTAATGATATTGTAGATGATGAAGATCCACGTTTCCTTGGAAACTGGCATGAAATTGATGACATTGATCATACCCATGGAGCGTTCTACGACCAATGTGAAGTTGTAGTAACAAATGAAGATGGCGAAACTATTTACGAAAACGATAGCCCTGAAATAGAATCAACACATATTTCAGATCCAGATGATCAACCAGAGGGTTATTACTTTAAAGGCTGGAGCACAGAAAAAGGAAACTTCTTTTGTTGCGACATTGAATTGGACAATTTTGATCCCAATAAACTAAAATTTGGTGCTACTAACATTGACTGTGATGTAGTTATTGATAGTGTTACATATGATGGAGAAGATTTAGATAACATCGGTGGTGACACTAACAGCAAAGGTGTTGGTTGGGACTTTTACGAGAACTTATAACTTATGAAATACAAAATAATAGTCAACGGGTATGGTGCCCACTTACATATTAGACGCATTGAACCAAATGTATATGAATTTTGGAACAAACAAGACACAGAAGCAACACGTAGTCATTTGTTTGAAGATCCAGAAACTAATCTAAATGGAAATCCTGTTACCAATTTTGAGGATCCATTATTTTTAGGTATGGCAAAGTCTAAGCAAAATAGACTTATAGAAGTATTTGGACCACGTCCAAGTCATATACATGTGCATGTGTTTGACGAAGATGATAACACAGTATATTCTACTAGTTCCATTGATGAATCTGTAAGATTTACTATGGATTGCAACACATTAGGCAAAGGGCATTATCTAAAGGGAGTTAGAGAATGTAAAGGAACATTCTTTACAGGATACGTAGATGAAGAAGAATTTAGTCATCATTTGTTAAACCTAGCGTTAGTTAGTATTGATGGAGATAAACTACTGCATCGTGTAGAATATGGACGCAAAACATTGGAAAATGAACTAGAAGATACTGGTATTGTTAACGAAACGTTTGAGTTTTACAATAATACATAAAAGAGGTTGACAAGCAAGACATCTTACTGTATACTGTAAGTATAAATCATAAAAGCAATAGGAGTGTAATTATGAGAAATGTGAGAAGTTGGATTGCTATAGTAGTCGCTGTTATAGGTTTAACAGTATCTACACAAGCAACAGCGGCACCATTTAGTTATTATGACATGGTGTCAAAAATGACAAATATTGAGTCTCGGAATACTTTTGCAAAGAGTATGATGAAGTCATACTCAAATGGTCTTAAAACACTAAAGCCACTAGCAGAAAAATACGGACACTACAGTTGGGCTGCAGGGCTACTTGAAACAGTAAATCATTACGAGAGTGAAATACAGAAGTTCGCAGAACTAATAGGCGAATCACTTGACGTAAAAGCAACTGTAATTAATACAACATACAAATACAATCAACACGAAGTAGTCACTGAAACACCTGAAGTTGTTTCACGTGCTTCCGCTGAAGATGAAGTCACAGAAGATTATACAGTAAATGTATATGAAGATGTTGTAATTACATACACAAAAACAGTCACAACAAAAACATACAAAGGCACGTTCACTACACAGCATTGGAGTGACGGCGCTAATACTACAGAAGTCACGACTGAGTTAGTCAGCACAGTAGCAGAAGATGTTGTTCGAACTGAAACTGAACGTAAATTTGTTCGAACATATGAACTTGAACGACCAGTTGAAGTTGTTGAAGTAGTTGAAGAAGAACCTGTTGTTGTTGAAGTTGTTGAAGAAGAACCTGTTGTCGTTGTAGAGGAGGTCGTTGTCGTTGATGTAGTCGACGAACCAGTGATCGTTGTAAGCGATGGTATGGGTATTAAAACAGAAGGTGTATTGACTGCTGAAGAATACTTAGCAATGAGTGATGTATCGTTAGGTGCTACACAAACATATATTGATGCAGTGCATAATGTAAACGACGGTGTTGGTATAGATTATATTACACGTAAAAACGGTATGTATAATTATGGAACAAACCTAGAAGCCATTGGTGCACCACAAGCCTGGGCAAAAGGTTGGACAGGTAAAGGCAGTGTGTTAGCAATACTTGATACTGGTATTGATTTAGATCACCCAGAGTTTGCTGATAAGATTATTGACAGCGAATGTTTTATAGATATGTGCACCGATCAACGTTTAATTGACAAAGGCACAAACGAAACAATAGATGATAAAAATAAGTATTCACACGGAACACACGTGGCAGGTATTGCGGCCGCTAACTTAGATGGTGAAGGAACAACTGGTGTTGCTCCAGATGCCAAACTACTGATTGGTAAGGTTGCATGGGACAATGGCTACTATCAATTTAATGCACTAGGTAAAGGTATTGAATGGGCAGTCAACAATGGTGCAGATGCAATAAACGTATCAGGTAACTACAACGTAGATTTAACATACAAGCGTAGTATACAAAGTGCAGGCGAAGGTGTATTTTATAGCACAGACTCACGTTACGATGGAGTATATGCACTAGAAGGTTACTCGGGTTTAGCAGTAGATGACGACTTTATGTTGCCTCAACTAACAGATGCAATGTCAGGTAATGAAGCAGTTCTTGTGTTTGCCGCAGGTAACCAAAGAATGGATGTTCCAACTTACCCGGCTCATTATGCAGTAGCAGAAAACGAAGATGGCGAACTGTTGCTTGGTGGTAAAGCAATTGTAGTTGGTTCATGGAATCTTAAGTCAGGAAGTATGTCAAGTTCAAGTAACCGAGCTGGAACAATGTGTTATGGCACCAACGGCGAATGTGTAAGTGATCGTAGAATTAGTGATTACTATATACTTGCACCAGGTGATAAAGTAGCATCAACAAGTGCTGATGGTGAATACAGAACACTAGGCGGAACGTCAATGGCAGCTCCGGCAGTAACAGGTGCAGTTGGTATTGTGCATCAAATGTGGCCATACATGAAAGGCGAGAACATTGTTAAACTATTGCTTAACACAGCCGACAAAGATATTTGGGGCTACGATGTAAACACACACGGACAAGGTTTGCTTGATTTAGATGAAGCAACTAATCCACAGGGTGTTGTAGGTATTCCAACTAGTGGACGTATTGACGGTGCTCGTAGTAGTTTAAACTCAGGTGCGTTTGCACTAAGCGGCGGTGTGCATATTAGTAGTATTAGTAGCACAATGGTTGTTGATGATTACGATCGTAACTTTTATGTAGATGGCAACGATATGATTGCTACTGCTGATACACGTAGTGCAGATCCAACACAAGCTGCTGACATGGGATTTGCTCCAGACTATTACTTTGGATATGGTGCAGGCACAGTTATTCCAATGGAAGCTGGCGCACTAAATATTAACGAAGATAGTGTAGCAATTGCAACTACAGTAGATCAATTTATGTTTGGCGCAGTAACAGAAGGTAATAGTTTCCTTGGTAATGTTGCAGACAATCCACTTATGGATGTTAATGGTGCAACTACATTCTATGCAGGCTATAACTTAGATAAAGCACTAACAGATGATGTTACATTATTTGGTAATGCAATGTTTGGTATTACTAAAGTAAACGTGGGCGATAGCATGATGACATCAGCAAGTAGTTTGCTAAGTAATAGTGCAACACTTGGTATCAAACGTAACGTAAGCAACGGCGACTTTGGATTTGTAGCAAGTGTGCCAGTAGCAATTACACAAGGTAGTGCAACGTTCAATACTGCAAGCACAGTTAGTTCAACTGGTGATGTAGATTACTTAACTAGTAGCAGTGATTTAAGTGCTACACAACGTGAAGTAGACTTAGGTGTGTTCCGTAACTTCCAAGTAACAGACAACATGTTTGTTAAAGCACACGCAGAAGCACGTTTGAACTATGCAGGCACAAACGAAACAGTTACGACAGCAGGTCTTAACTTAACATGGAGCTTTTAATAAATGTATAAACGAGGCAATCTAGAGGTTATCGCAGGCCCAATGTTTGCAGGAAAGAGCAGTGAGTTATTAAAACGACTGCTCTTTCTAGAGCATTCAGGACACAAAGCATTAGTCCTAAAACCATTAGTAGATGACAGGTATGACCCAGACAAGATTGTTACACACAATAAACTTAGTCACCCTGCTATTAGTGTTATTGATTTAGAATTAGTAAAAGATAATTACACAATTAAACCTTATAACTTTCACACAGTATTCATTGACGAGGTGCAATTCTTTGATCCTAAAGAAGCACTATGGTTTGTAGAAGAAGGATTACGTGAAGGTGTTAACTTTGTATGTGCAGGATTAGATCAAGACAGTAGAGGAATACCATTTGAAACTACTGGTAGATTATTAGCACTAGCAGATGGCATTATGAAGATTACTGCATTTTGTAGCATATGTGGACAACCATGCAGTAAGACGCAACGACTTAGAAAAAGTGGTGGCAGAGTAAACGTAGGCGGCGCAGAGACATATGAACCACGTTGCCATGAACATTGGGAGAGCAAGTAATGAGCGGAGATGTTATAAAAAGAATAATACAAACATGTGAAGCTGAAATAAAAGATGACGTGCAAGGACTAACAGATGGAACGGATGACATCTTTGAAGGTCGCAAAGAATTTGCAGCACAGATACTAATTCTAATCAATACAATAGGGAGATTAAATGATGAAAATTATCGCAGGTAATAGTAATATTGAATTAGCAGAAAAGATTGCACAACATTGTTTTGCTACACTTGTGCCTGCTGATATTAAAACATTTGCTGATGGTGAAAGCAGTGTAGAATTTTTAGAAAATGTTAGAGGTGAGGATGTGTTTATTATACAAAGCACAAGCACACCAGTTAATGATAATATAATGGAATTAATGATTATGATTGATGCGGCCAAGCGTAGCAGTGCTAAACGTATTACCGCAGTCATACCTTATTTCGGTTACGCAAGGCAGGATCGTAAAAGTGCAAGCCGCACTCCTATTACGGCTAAACTAGTAGCGAACCTGCTAACCGAATCCGGTGCTGATAGAATCCTTACAATGGATCTACACGCCGGTCAAATTCAAGGCTTCTTTGATATTCCTGTAGATGATTTAACAAGTCGTATATCATTTGCAAGAGATATTAAGAAGCAGTTCTACAAAGAAGATAGTAATGTAAATGAAGTAGAAACAGTATTTGTTTCACCGGACGCAGGCGGAACAGTAAGAGCTCGTAAGTTTGCTGATATGTTTCACAGTGATATTGCTATTGTAGACAAGCGTAGACCTAAAGCAGGCATCAGTGAAGTAATGAATCTAATTGGTGAAGTTAAAGGTTCTCACGCTATTCTAGTAGATGATATTATTGATAGTGGTGGAACACTATGTAATGCCGCACAGGCTATTATGGATGCTGGTGCATTAAGTGTAAGAGCATATATTACACATGGAGTTCTTACAGGAGAAGCATGTAAAAAAGTTGAAAAGAGTGTGCTAAAAGAACTAGTAATTACAGATACTATTGACTTTAGATGTCCAAGTAATTGTAAAAAGACTCGTGTAGTAAGCGTAGCAGAAATGTTCGGAGAGGCCCTAAGAAGGGTAAGCAATGAGGAGAGTGTAAGTAGTTTATTTACACAAAAGATTTAATGACAAAACCAAAAACAACATGGACTGTAGAAGTTATCAAAGACGGCAAAACAGAAGAATTGCTTATTGAATTACCAGTTGAACTATTAAACCAAATGGGCTGGGATGTGGGTGATGACTTGCTATGGGAAGAAAATACTACAGCAGGTGTGCCAACATTTACAGTAAAAAAGAAAGTTGACTAATTGAACAAAGTAGTTTATAATAAGTTATAAGAATAAAGTTGAGGCAAAAATGGCAGAAGACAAACGAGAAGGTAAAATAAATGACTGGCTCGATGACGACGAATATGCTTTAGTGCTTAAAGCAGACGGATCGTTTCAAGGAGTATTCGCACCATTTGAAATTGAAGACTTTGATCAATTACCAGAAACAATACTAGTTATATTAGGCTTAATATATGGAGATCAAATATTGGAAAACGCATCACCACTTAATAATAGGACAATACACTAATGGCTAAATTCACACAACGATATCTTAAACCTACATTATTTAAACCTAAAGGCTCTGTGTTTGAAGGCTTAATATGGAAACAACCTAACTCAAAAGGCACAGACACATATGATGTTACTTGCACAGACAAAGGCTTTACTTGTGACTGTCCAGGCTTTACATTCCGTGGCAAGTGCAAGCACAGTTTAGAAGTGTTAACAAGAGTAGAGATAGCACTAGATGATAAGCATCCACAATACAGAATGGAGTTTGCACAATGAGTTATAGTAAAGGTAGTCCACTAAATGGTGCAGACGGACGTGAAAGCTATGCTGATTATATGGCTCGTAGACTAAAGGAAGAATATCCAGTAGACATGTTTAATAACAAAGCACAAAAGCATGAAGAAGCTGAAGCACGTGAGAAGCATCCACTGAATACATTACAGCAACTAATGATTATTACAGCAGAAGAATGCGGAGAGCTAACACAAGTATGCAGTAAAACAGTTCGCAAGTTTAATACAATTGAAGAAGCAAATAGCAAAGTGCAAAACGCATTAACTAATCGCAAGAAACTTGTAGACGAAGCAGGTGATGTATTATGTATGTTGGAACTGTTGGCAGAGAACGGAATGTTTGACTGGAACGAACTTGAGGATCGTGTGCAAGTCAAAAGAAACAAATTAAAGAAATGGAGTAACTTAATAAATGAAACTTAGATATTCAGAAGCATTTTACAGTGTGCAAGGTGAAGGACAATACGTAGGTGTTCCTAGTGTATTTTTACGCACATTTGGTTGCAACTTTCGTTGTATGAACTTTGGCTTACCAAGAAATGAACCAAGTAGAGCTGAAAAGCACGAAGCAGGCAATCGTTACAATGATGAAGTTAAAGGATTAATTGATAGTGGTATTGCAGATACTGTAACTGAATTTACAGACTTGCCTATTATACACACAGGCTGTGATACTTATGCAAGTATCTATCCTGAATTTAAAGACTTTAACAAACTTGCAGAGGTAGACGAAGTAGTAAATCATTTGCTAAGTTTAACACCAGAAGGCAAGTGGACTTGCGATAATGGACAAGACATTCATTTAATTATGACAGGTGGTGAGCCGTTGTTAGCGTGGCAACGTCTTTACGTAGAGCTGTTCGAACATCCACGTATGAAGGACTTAAAAAATGTTACATTTGAAACAAACACTACGCAACACTTACATGACGATTTATTCAACTATCTCCACGACAGTGACAGAATTAAAGTCACATGGAGTTGTTCACCCAAGCTCACAGTATCGGGAGAATCTTGGGAAGATGCTATCAAGCCTGATGTTGCTTATGTCTACAGTCTTGTGGATAACAGCGATATCTATCTTAAATTTGTTGTTGCTGACAGCGAGGATATTGCTGATGTTGACAGAGCTGTCGCAGCATATCGTAAAGAAGGTTTGGAATGCCCTGTTTATCTTATGCCGTTGGGTGGTCGCAGTGAAGAATACAATCTTAACGTCCAGGAAGTCGCAGAGATCTGCATGGAAAGAGGATGGAGATTCACACCAAGACTCCACATCAGTCTCTTCGGAAACGCCTGGGGCACATAAGAGCTACGAAGATAAAATTAGAGAGGCAGGATGGTAATATGGATGACTTAGAAAAATTATATAAAAAAATTGCAGACATAACAGCTAACGAAGAACCGTTGGCAGCGGCAGGAGTTATGATGGCACAAGCATTAGCAATCTATAAAAGTCTTCTTAATGAAGAAGAGTTCGACAGGTTAACTAATCACATTCTTAATAGCACAGATGATATTAGGGTAGACAACGGCCCAGGACCAGTTATTCATTGATAAATGAAATACACAAGTTTTGGAACATTAAACCAGAATACATCTTTGCAGATGAGTTTACTGGATACGAAGATCTATATGAAGAATTAGATACGTTTACCGCAGAGGTATACGAAGCAGATGGACCTGGAACAATAGACAAAGTATTTGATATCTATCGTAAACGAGATATTGTTCCTATTGTTTATTATACAGAAGAAGGATTACGAGAAGCATTAAAGAAGTTTAAACGCACATCATATAACAAAGTTGAACAAAACGTATTGGGACTTGGCAACAATCAAGGACAAACAATTAATCGTTTTGTATTCACAAACATGCAGACAGCGGAGCCAAAAGGACGAGGCTCAAACAGTTTAATGGATAGGTTTCGTGACGATGCTAAACTCAAACGTGCTATACGCATTTGTTTTGAATTTAGAGAAGGAAACAAGTTAGTATACCCTACAGCAATGCGTAGAAGCTTAGAGCTTGTTACAGGTGAGAACGTGCAAAACTTTAAGCCACAACATGCTAGAGCTATTGCAGAGCGTTTATGCCCGGTGCTATGGGGTCGTATTTACGATTATAGCTGTGGTTACGGTGGAAGGCTACTTGGGATAACCAGTAGTAATATGAACTATAAATACATAGGCACAGACCCTAACACACAAACATTTGAGTATCTAAAGTATTTGGATAGTTTGCTAACTAACGATGCAGAACTTATTTGCAGTCCTAGTGAAGATTATCAATGCGAGAATATTGACTTAGCATTTAGTAGTCCACCATACTTTAATTTAGAAAAGTATAGTGACGAGCCTACTCAATGTATGGTTAAACACACTACAATGGATGATTGGTTTGATGGGTATGTCGCACCAACAATGCAACAAATACACAAAGGACTTAACAGTGATGGAATCTTTGCAACAAACATTGCGGACTACAAATCGTATGGTAAGCAGGAATTCTTTGTTGTGGATCGTTGGATTGAGCTTGCTGAAAAGTTGGGCTTTAAACATGATACAACAATCAAAATGATGCTAAACACTAGACCTGGTGTTGGCAACGATAAAAAAGAAGGTCGAGAAAAGTGGGAAGGCATATATGTCTTTACTAAAAACTAAAGGAAAAAACAAACTATGAATAACTATATTTTTACAAGCGAAAGTGTAAGTGATGGACATCCTGATAAAGTATCAGATCAAATCTCAGACGCATTAGTTGATGCCGGACTTAAGAACGGTGATGAAACAACACGTGTGGCAATTGAAACACTTGTAACCACTAACCATGTAACGTTGGCGGGTGAAGTAAAGAATTTTAACGTAAGCAAAGACGAAGTAAAACAAATCGTAATTGACAAAGTTAAAGAAATCGGATACGAACAAGATGGATTCCATTGGGATAACCTAAACATCTATAACGAGATTCATTCTCAATCAGGTGACATTGGATTGGGAACAGACGACTTTGGTGCAGGTGATCAGGGTATTATGTTTGGCTATGCAACTAATGAAACTGAATCATTCTTACCATCACCAATTCATTACTCACATGAAATTCTAAAGAAATTAAAAGAATACAGACAAGAGGGATATGATTTTTTACTACCAGATGCAAAATCACAAGTAAGTATTCAGTATGTAGGCGGAAAGCCTGTACGTGCTGATCAAGTAGTGGTATCACATCAGCACAAGGAAGGATTTGTGCATAGTTGTGTAGCACCAGTAAAAGACGCAGTTAGAGAAACAATGGGAGATTTAATCGACAATGACACAGTTTGGCATATCAATCCTACAGGCAATTTTTGTATTGGTGGTCCTGATGGCGACACAGGACTTACCGGGCGTAAGATTATCGTTGATACTTATGGTGGCTTTGCTCCCCACGGTGGTGGTGCTTTTAGTGGAAAAGACCCCACCAAAGTCGACCGAAGTGCCGCCTACATGGCACGATGGTTAGCCAAGAACATTGTAGCAGATGACATGGCAGATTGGTGTCAAATTCAATTGTCTTATGCTATTGGTGTTAAAGAGCCTACATCAATTTATATTGATAGTAATGGACATAACAGAAGTATTGAAAAATTTATTAGAGAAAATATTGACCTAACACCAAAAGCCATTATTGATAAATTTGATATGTATAACTTCTACGGCTATAGTGAGAATTGCACATACGGACACTTTGGTAATAAAGATGTTCCTTGGGAGAAAATTGGTTGGTAAAACTATATCATTTCACACACAGAAAAACTGGAAAGAAATACTTAGGACAAACCACTAGAGATTTAAATGTTTATAACGGATCAAGCGTAGGTTGGTTAAAACATTTAGATCTACATGGATACGACTATGATACTGAAATACTTTTTGAATCTAATGATGAAAAAAGATTTAAAGATATGTGTAAATTCTACAGTGAAAAGTTTGATGTTGTAAAAAATAATGAATATTTTAATAAACTACCTGAACATGGAGGTTCACTTGGTGGCAAAGCCAATCCTAATCATAAGACTGGTAAGTATACAGGACGATTAGATAATCCTGAGTTATACAAGCAATTAGATAGACAAAAACATGCAGACATGTGGGAAACTACTAGGGAACGAACACACCCAAGAATGAACTTTTACTATCATAAACGCATGGGTAATAAAGAACGTGCAGAATACTATTGGAATATATGGTATAGTATGGCTCCAAAGAAAAGCAATAATAGACAAGCACTCTGGAAAACAGATACATTTGACATGTGGTATAATCGAAAAGGCAACGACTTAGACTTTAGAAAACTATCACTTGACAAACAGTTCAAGATGTCTTATAATAGTAACACATTAGGAGAAAAGCATGATCAATAAGATTAAGCAATTGTTTAAGAAGAAAGACCCTGGCATGTCTGATAAAGACAAAGCTACTGCTAGAGGTGAACCGTATGTTAAAGTATTGGAAGTTAAATTTGATAAAGAGAATCCAGGTGATGGATACTTTGAACTTGAATGGAATAACTTATTTGTTAGACAATTACTCGAAGCAGGCTATACAGGCGACAATGAAGAAGAGATTGTTGACTTATGGTTTACAACACTTTGCAAACAAATATCAGAAGAAGTATAATCATTTAGGAGAACGATGTTGAGTTATATTTTAGTAGACGCAGCTAACATGTTTTTTCGTGCTAGGCACGTAGTTCAACGTGGAGCAGACGCAAGAGATAAAGTAGGAATGGCATACGCTATTATGTTTAACAGCATTAATAAAGTATGGCGTAACCAAAATGGTAGTCATATTGTGCTATGCTTAGAAGGTCGTAGCTGGCGCAAAGATGCATACGAACCTTACAAGAAGAATCGTGCTGTGGCACGTGCTGCACTCAGCGAACGTGAACAAGAAGAAGATCGTATGTTTTGGGAAGCGTTTGATGAACTAAAAGACTTCTTTGAACGTAGAACTAATTGCACAGTATTGCAGAACAAACAGTGTGAAGCAGATGACTTTATTGCACGTTGGATACAGAATCATCCTAACGACAAGCATTGCATTGTAAGTAGTGACAGTGACTTTTATCAATTGCTTAACGAGAATGTATCACAATACAATGGTATTACAGGACAACTTATTACAACTGAAGGTATCTTTGATGACCGTGGTAAGCCTGTTATGGACAAGAAAACTAAAGCACCTAAAGAGTTAGGCGACCCACAGTGGTTGTTGTTTGAGAAGTGTATACGAGGTGACACTAGTGACAATGTGTTTAGTGCATGTCCAGGTGCTCGTAAGAAAGGCACTAAGAACAAAGTAGGTATGTTAGAAGCATTTGCTGATAAAGACAACAAAGGCTATAACTGGAATAACTTTATGCTACAACGTTGGACTGATCACAATGGTGAAGAGCATCGTGTGTTAGAAGACTATCAACGTAACATGCACATTATTGATCTTACAGCACAGCCTGACTATATTAAAACAGAGCTTGACAATGCTATTGTTGAACAAGTGCAGAAAGAACCTAAGTCACAAGTAGGCATACACTTTATGAAACTATGTGGTAAGTGGGATATGGTAAGACTAAGTGAACGAGCAAACGATCATGCAGAATATCTAAACAAAGCATATAGAGTATAGTTTATGGCAACTGGTAAAAGCAAAAGAAATAAAAAATTAACAAATGTATTTAATCACTTAACACAACCACAAGAGGATAGCAGTATGACATTAAATGGTTTAACAGAAACACAAATCGCACAACTGATTCAATCAATGGAAGTTAATCCTACAATTGAAGCACACATCAAAGAGCCAACACTACAATGGGTTAGGCTACAGCTCGAAGAGCAACAAAAAGGTGGTGCTTGGAAGGCTCGTATTAGGGAGGCAGGACATGTCATCTGAGTTAATTATTGAACGTGAAGAACTAGAACGTAAACTACAAACACAAATTATGGAAGTCACCTTTAATAAAATAAATGGTGACAAACGTGTTATGAGTTGCACTCTTAGTCCACACGTGTTACCACCTGCAAAGAAAGACGAAGCAGTAACACAAGAAAAAGTTCGTAAAATAAACGAAGAAGTTCTTGTTGCATGGGATACAAATGCTAACGGATTTAGAAGTTTCCGTGTAGCAAATGTTACAGAAGTGAAACGTATAGGAAGTGTATGTTGGTGTGGACAAAGTAAAAACTTACCACGCTGTGACAACACTCATAAAAGTCTATGATATGTTCACTACCAAAGAATTAATCAAAGACAAGTTTTGGATTGTAGAATCTAGTTCTAGTAAGATAGGAACTATTCGCAGGCAGAACGATGTCTTTGAATTTTTTGATCAACGTGACAAAAGTATTACTATGCTAGATACGTTAGATGGATTTAAAACTGCTGAACGTAAGATTGATACAAAAACTCAAACTCAGTCATTAAACGGATACCCTACAAATAGCGGTGTGGTAATACCAATAACACACGATAGTTTACCTTTGTTTCGTAAAACAGAAAAAGGTAAAACTACATACGCCGCAGGATATTATATATTAAGATATCACGGCATGGGCTGGCAACATGCGTATTGCCCTAAAGCAGAAACACTAGATAAATATGAATACCAAGGACCATACTTTACTGAATGGGATATGAATTTACAATTAAAGAAGGCAAAAAAAGATGACAATTAAAGGAACGTTAGTATCAATATTAATGGTTATTACATTAATGGTATTTGCATCGAATACCAAAGCAGAAACTGTAGAACCTAATGTAGAAGAAGAACAATTAGTATTACCTCAAATTTATAGAATCAACAGAGATGTGCCATGCACAGACACTGCTATGGTTCAGGCTATACTTTATCAACGTGGGCAACTACCTATTGCACAAGGCACGGCATTAATGGATACAGAAGTGTTTAGTGAGATAGTTTTAGCACTAAACGAAGAAACAAGTGAGTTCAGTATTGTTATTGTTAACACTGAAAATAATATAACTTGTAACATTTACTCAGGAGTTAATTTTAGGTTAATTAGCCAATAAAACAGCACTTAATTCTCCTATCTTGCTAAATACATGTATAGGAGAGAGAAAAGTATGGCAAGACCTAAACCCAATATTATGTTAGAGATTGTTGATAAGAATTACGATACAGAGCAAATCTTAGATGCGGAGGCAATATACGCCGTTTACCATAACAATAAACCAATCAACCTACGAACAATGAATACACTGGTAAACTATCCAGGGCCCAAGTATAAAAAAGTTAGCTTTAGTAACAGTGGCCATGCTTTTAATTTAGCAGATAGATTGAATAAGAAATTCAATACAGAGTCATTTACAGTAGTTAGGTTATTAGAAGGTGAAAAAATTACCAGAGATCAAATCAATACAAAATGAATTACTAGTAAAACTATTACCTAATGTAACAAAGATAGGTAATAGTGCTAGACTTTTATTTCAAACGCCGAGCTCTCTGAGACTAACAAAAAAAGGTGTTAGTTTATTAAAAACAAAATGTAGAAGTTGGACTGTGGAGACACCAGGAAAACTAGCAGGAAATTTGATGGACTTACAAAGTAAAATGCAACATCCATATTACATCGATAAGCAAGTAATGGTCTTGTTTAGTGAACAAGATGCATTTATGGCAAGACTAGCTGGCACAGAAGGTTGGCTTAAGAATAAAGATTAAAGGGGACTACGATGGAAACATGGAAAAATATGTTAGAAAACCGAAGCACAACATTTGCTTGGTCTGATAAAGAAGTAACAAAAGAAACAATTCAATCTATGCTAGATGATTTACACAATCATGTGCCAAGCAAACAAGCAATGATGCCTTACACTATTAAGGTATTAGACTGGAGTGATGTTGAAGCAAGACATACAATATTTGCAAACACTCACAGAGATAGTGACAGAACAGTAGAAAATGATTTTGGTAATCCACAAACATTAGCACCATGGCTATTAGCATTTACTCCTAGACGTCCAGTTGAAGATGAAGAATACAGTCAGTATGAAGGTGCACATAAAGAAGGCTTTTTTCATAGAATGGCTAACTTAGAAATAGGTATTGCAAGTAGTTTTATGGTATGGAGTGCAGCGGCACGTGGACTTAGCACAGGCTACTGTGGTTGTATGAACGAACTAGAAGATGGCAAGAAAAACATTGCGGCAGCATTAAATCCAGGTCAAAGAGATCCAGATGAACCTACTGTATTATTAGGAATTGGTTATAAAGATGATGAAGCAACAAGTTATCTTGATCCAAGAACTAACAAACAAAAAGTATTTCCAACAAATGAGCATGCAAATTTAAGACGACCAGATCCAGGTTTGTATGTAAGTTGGTTAACCAAATGAAGATCGACGACACAGTTGATGTTTATTGCACAGACCACGAAACAACCGCTGAAGGAACAATAGTCAGCATAACAAAAGACTCAATAAGAGTATTACTCAACGGTGTTCCACTTTGGTTCAAACGAACAAAGACCGGTGTGTATGTAGGGAATTCGCATGGAATGGAATTCGTAATAAAAAGAGAGATATGAAAAAATTAGATTTACATGGATACAAAGTGCATGATGCATGGAAGCAGTTTAATGATACAGTTGAATTATCGTATGCAAAAGGCTTTAAAAAGATTATAGTAATAACTGGACACGGCAAAATGTCAGAAGAAATCAAAGGTTGGGTTAATGGAAATCCATTAACAATAGCAGTTGAACAAGATGGACGTAATACAGGATCTTTTTTAGTTAAATTAAAGAAAAATCAACAAGCACAAAAGTATGATAAACCTGTTACAAAACCAAGTAGATTAGCAACAGCAGAAGATTTAGCTAAGTTAGTTGCTAAATTTAACACTTAATCCTTATTCCTTCTTAGCTCAGTTGGTAGAGCAATTGACTGTTAATCAATTTGTCGCTGGTTCGAGCCCAGCAGAAGGAGCCAAATAAAATTACAAACCCTTGTAATGCAAGGGTTTTTTCTTGACTAAAAAGGTTGACAAGTAAGACATCTTACTGTATACTGTAAGTATAGTTAATAAAAGAAAGAAGATTTACATGTCAACTTTAAAAACTACAATTTCAGACGTTTTCGCAGGCACATTACTTATGATATTTGCTCTAGGGTGGATTGATGTATTGTGGATGTTTGGCGTTGAAAACAGCAAGGAATATACATGGTGGTATTTAATTCAACTGTTAGGCAATTAAGGCTTGACAACTGAGTGCAAATACTGTAACATGTATATATAAGTCAACTATGAATAAGGAAGAAAAAATGTCAACTATTACTGAAACACGTACCGTTAAGATTAGTGAAGCAACTACCCTCATTACACGAGCGTTTAAAAAGAAGTGTCCTGTATTTTTATGGGGTCCTCCAGGAATTGGTAAATCAGAGCTAGTGCAAGGCATTGGCGACTCAGGCGAACTAGGTTCAACTCTAGTTATTGATATGCGTCTTGCATTGTTTGAGCCAACTGATTTGCGTGGTTATCCTGTGCCTGATGTAGAGTCAGGTGTAATGAAATGGTTACCGCCAGCTGATTTGCCTAGCAAAGAAGTTGCCGCACAATATGATACAGTTATTGTATTCTTAGATGAGATGAACTCAGCCGCTCCAAGTGTGCAAGCTGCAGGTTACCAGCTTATTCTTAACCGTCGAATTGGCCAATATGAACTACCAGACAATGTTGTAATGATTGCCGCAGGTAATCGTGAAACAGACAAAGGTGTTACATACCGTATGCCTAAGCCACTTGAGAATCGTTTTGTTCACTTTGAACTACGTGTTGATTTCCAAGATTGGTTGAATTGGGCAGTGCAACATGATATAGATGCAGATGTTGTAGGTTACTTGTCGTTTGCTAAAAACGATCTTTATAACTTTGATCCAGCGTCAAGCTCACGTGGGTTTGCTACGCCACGTGCATGGACATTTACTTCAGAACTTATTGAAGATGCAGATGACTTAGGCGATGGGTTGCAAACAGATTTGGTTGCAGGTTGTGTAGGCGAAGGTGTTGCAGTTAAGTTTATGGCACACCGTAAGATTGCAGGTGACTTGCCAGATCCAGTTGAAGTGCTAGATGGCAAAGTTAAAACTATGCAGTCTACAGAAATTAGTGCCAAGTATGCACTAGCTACTTCAATGTGTTACGAATTACGTGACCGTAGTATTGCTGG